CTTTGCCCTGCCAGACCGCATGAGTCGGACGTGCGCCCATGTGTGATGTTACTTCTACCAGATCGCAGTCCATTTCAGCGGCAAGATCAAGCTGCATTTGTCCCGCTGTCTGAGATATTCCCGTCATTACCGCACGTCTGACAGCTACGTCAGCCCGATCAGTGTGACCCGACGGATATGTGACCGCTTTTATGCCTTGCGAGGCAAGCTCCGATACAGCGTTGAAAATAGCCTCCTGCGGAGAAAACGCTCCGGAAGCGACTTCAAGCCACGCCTTGTCCATAAGATGTGTAACGGTCGCCCTCGAGGACTCCACCATTGATTTAGTGAGATTTCGTGTCATTCCGTTTGCATTTTTTATACCTGCCTTCAGCGTGTTGGATAATGACACCGACCTCAGAGCGGCGGAGCAGTCCTTGCCGTAGGCTCTGTAAATCTTGGCATCGTTGTTTATAGCCTCCTTGCAAGCCTCGGTGTATAGCTTGGAGATCTGCCGCTTGGACTTGCCTGTGAATTTCGCAAGCATAGCTGTGACTTCGTTGGTTGACATTCGCAGCTGACTTGCCTTGTAAAGCTGCCATTCAGCTGACGGAGTAAGATAATCCGCCTTGATGATCTTCTTGGCTATGGATTTGATTATCTCCGTCTGAACCTCGCTTACCAGCTCGACCATTTCATCTGGCAGCTTTTGCAGGGTCTGAGGAGTAAGCATTATTCCTCACCGTCCTCGAATCCCATAATCTCATCATCGGTGGGTTCGCCGTCGGCAAGCTTTGCCTTGGCTTCTTCCTCCGTTTCACCGTACCACTTTACACGGTACTCCCATTTCTGCATAAGTCCTGCAGAAACATCGTCTTTGTCACGCTGCCGCTCTGCATTCTCATCTACAAGCGGAGACTGATCGAATACCACCGAAATGTGAGCGTTCTCATTGACCCTCCCGTCAATAAAATTATGTCCTATCCACAGGATAGTCTTGACCAGCCTGTGCAGAAAGCTCTCGACCTTGATAAAATGCTTGTGCGCATTTTGTATTAAGTCCTGCTTGTCTCCGGTGTACTGGGTAGCAGTAACGATTGACCCAGAATTAAACTGATAATGCTTAGTCCCGAAACCGACCTTGAAGGAAAGATAATCAAGCTGTGCCTGAATACCCGCCGTATTGTCCGCAACCCTCAGATCGGGATTATGCTCCTGCACCATACTTTTTCCCGTACCGTCATCCATGGTTTCACCTATGTAGTAAAACAGCTGCTGGTTGACCTCGTCGGGAGCGACCTTTTTATCACCTGACATATCGGCAAGCATATTTTTATTCAGGAACACCTTCTTTTGTCCCAGCCAGAAATCTGAGTTAAGGTTATTGTAAGCAAGATCAACGCCCTTCAGGTTGTCGATAGCCCCCGCAAATACCGAACAGCCCATTCCGTTGTTTCCGGAGATAGGGTTTACAATAGCGGGAATACATATTGAAAACCACGGCTTGTCTGATCCTGTTCTCATTACTTTGACAAATTCTTCGGGAAGTTCTTCCTCCCGAAGCAGAGAAGTGTTTTGGGTATCAACACTGAAAATATGATTTTCAATGATATACTCACCGTTTTCCAGCCTGTGTATCTCCAGATACAGCTTGCTGCTGCCTTTTATGCAGATGTCCGAACAAAACGCAGCTTCCGTAATAATCCCGTTGTCGGAGGATAAAACGATAATTTTATCCGCTTCAAGATAGTTGAGGTCGATCCAAGCGTCCGGAGATGTACCCAGTCTCCCATCAGGACTGACTGCTGCGTTTTTCAGCCGTATAACGATAGCACCTGTACCTGACCACATCATTTTTTCCATAAGATCATTCGCTTGATCCCAGAAGTTATTACTGCCGAACACGCCGCCGTTGTCTGTGTCGCCCACAATAAACGTTTCGGAGTATTCATCGTCAAGCTTGACAAACGTTTTATCATTTATCAGGATACTTGCCCAGTCCTCGCAGACCTTTTTGCCCATTTTCATGGTGTACATATCACGGGTTTTGCGCTTTTCCCCGTTTTCAAATGTTATTCTGTGAAACGGCTGATAGAAACCCTTCCACCAGTCCTTCCATTCGTCAATGAATTTGTAATAGTCGTTTGAAATATGATAGCCGAAGTTGTTATTCAGCCAGTTTATGATCTCGCCGTTCAAATGTTTTCACCTCCTGCCGCAATAAGCGGTTTGATAAATTTGCTGAAGCTGTACTCCAGAGCGTCGGCAGTATCTATGTCGCAGGTACCGTCGTCCAATCGTTCATCACGATCGGGTATTTTAGGATCCCATATCTGTTCGGATAGACTGCTTATTACATTTTTACAGCCTGACGTAACAAAAAATCTGCTTTGAGCCATTAAAGATGTAAGTAAGGAAATTCTGTCGTTTCTGGGAGCCTTGAAGCAGTCCACGATTTTAATAAGCAGCCTTGCCCTTGCACAAGCAAATCTCAGACCGTTGATGACCGCCTGATTTTCGTTGTCAGCCCATCCGAATTTTATTAAAATGGGATTAAAACGCTGATATAATGCCCTTACGAATTTTATAAATTCCGCATATATGGTATCCGGACTGATCTCACCCTTGCCGCCTTCGATTTTATGATCTGCGACCACGACCAGCCTTTTGAAGCCATCAATAAATGCCGTAGCAACAAATGTTGTCTTGGACTTATTGCCGCCGAAGTCAATGCCGATCTGAATAGACGTGATCTTGCTTTTGTCAATCTGAGCTTCAGATTTGATATACTTTTCGGGATCATTAGCAAAGCTCCGGAAGATAAGACCCTCGGCTGCGATCCTCAGACCGAGAATATCTCTTTTGTACCACAATGAATTCGGATCATACTGTGACTTGACCTCCGCCTTGCGCTGTTCGGAAATATTGATATTATCGTCAATGGTAAAATGCTCATAGTTGTAACCACCGAGAAATTTGCGGTCAGCTGCGTCCTTCTGGTACTTGTCAATGTACTCCGTGTAGATCCAGCTCTTAGGATTATCAGGGTTCAGATCCCACCATACCTTACGTTTATGTGCGGCAATGGAACGGTTGAACGCTTCCTGCACAAATGATTTGCAATGCAGGTTGATCTCAGTCGCTATCCACATACCGTAGGAATTACCTCGGATGGATTTGAAACTATTCGCAAGCATAGCTCCGGAGAATATCACTATCCGGGTTTTAAAGCCCGTGTCTATGCCCTTGATGATCAGAGCCTCGTTGCCCTTGTATTTTCCCCAACGGCATTGACCACGGAAGAAGTGTTCGATCCCGAACCCGTTGCAGTCTCCAAGGATAATTTTAGCGTTGCCAAGTGTGGAAGCGGAAGCCAGATGTATTTTATCCTTAGTGGTCTTAAGCTCGTGACAAAAGGCAAGAACGTTATCCACCGTCTTACCTGCTCTGACAGCTCCTTCGGCAACGTTTATCATACAGTTTTCAGATTTGCGGATATATTTCTTATGTTTATCTCCGAACCGATAAGGGATTGTCTTTTTACGCTTTTCAGGCTTTTTAGCTTTGGCTGCCATAGATATCCTCCTCGATCTCCGATGTGTCCTCCAGCTCCGGATCAGCCTGTGGATTTGGCGACCAGTTTTCTTTGTCCTTATTTTGGAGGTAGCTCAGAGCAGCGTTAGCGTTGGGAGCAACCTTTTTGATCTTACGCTTGGTGCTTCGCCGACCTCTGCTGTCAATAGTTATTTCCTCCTCAACGTATTCTCCGCCCAGAGCCGCAGACAGCAAGGCACGTTCCACCTCGGAGTTTACAAGATCGGGATTGGCGTCCAGAAAATCCTTAAGCTCCTTGTGACGTTTTTTGTAGTCCGCCGCAAGTTTTTTACGTTCAGTTCTATCGGAAGTATTAAGAAAAGCCCCGGTCAACTCGCCAAGGCTTTGAATATCGGTTTTTAATTTTGTATTATCCACACTGTTTACTGCCTGACTAAGCATATCGACAGCCTGTTTTCGTTTAACGTTCACACCTAACGCCTCCTTTCAAAATATACGGACTGTACGTCCCTGTGAGCGGCTTTGCCGTTTGATCGTTAAATTACCCTGCCTTGATTTTTAAAACGTGCTATAACGCTGTAAAACGCCGTTAAAATGAATTTATCAAGGCAAGGCTGCGCCATTCGGATATTTTTCTTTCAAAATCCCGTTGGCGACCGTATGTGAGCCAATTTCAGGCACAGAGGACGAATCAACTCTGTGCCGTTGATCAGATCTTGTCCAGCTCGGCGGAAACGTCAAAGTAATGACGCTTGCCGTTAATATCGCAGTAGAGTGTACAGCGTTTTCTACGTTTGCTGTATTTTACTATGCAATGCTCTCTGCCTGTGAGTATTCCGTCGGTAATAGTTACGCTGCCGTCCTTTATGTAACCATGGCTGACGGTAAGATCTTCGGTATCCAGTATCCACCGCAGTCTGACTTCCTCTGCCATCGGGAGCGGTGTGGGCGGTCTGCCAAGAAATCTGACTACGCCCGAAGTATTTTTTACAGCGTAATATAGTTCGTCGGTTATCCAATCGCTTTCGATAAAAACATATCCCGGAAAGATAATGCGGCGCACTGTACGCCATACGCCCTTGTGTCTCTCCAGCATATCGTGAGTAGGGGCGCAAGCGGTAATATCTTTTTCTCTGAGAGCGGAAACAACGTCGTGCTCTCTGCCACTCTGAACATATATAACGTAGATCATACCGTATCGCCCCTTTTCGCTTCGAGGAACTGCGCCACATCTTTGTATAGATCGGGGCGTTCCCGTGCCATAGCCTCAAATACCATTGACTTGACCTGTTCAAATCCGGCGTTCAGAATATCCTCGTTTTTCAGATCCATATTCTTTTTGTAGGCGGCAGCCTTTACGAGGCTTGTTGCCTGTTTGAGCAATGCCTCAGGGTTCATATTCTGCCACTTGTCTTCCGGAGTGTTCTGAATACTTTCCAGAACGTTGTGGGAAAGAAGCCTTATGATACCCTCGCTTGTATCGAGGGCGGGGTATTTATTGATCTCCTCCATGATTATTCTGAAATTCTCCTGAGCCATTCTAAGCGTCTCAACAGATTCATTCAGATTTGCAGCATATCTGCACACCGAGGATATCGAGATCGGCTGATCTGTCTGCTCCTGAATATAGTTGGCTATTTCAGCATAGGTAAAATCCGCCTTCATCATATCTTCGACTGTAGCCTTAAGCTCCGGAGACAGCTTGTCGATCTTTGAATGCTTTCTGCGTTTTCTTGCCATTTATCAGCACCCCCTACAGTTTGATACAGGGATCGCTGATACCTCCGGCTAGAAGACTGATACCCTTTGCCGTAAGCTTTGCTTCAAGATCGTCGAACTCACTATCGGCAAGCGTGGCAGGTTCTTTTGAAATGATCGTCCTCAGATGTATATATCCTGCTTCATACAGGTAGTTCACGCTGTCGGTGATCTCACCCTTGGTTATGTCGGGCAGCGCATATTCAACGCTTCTGAGCTTATGATACTGATACCTGAGCATATTGATCGTTCGCATAACAGATCCGTTGTTTTCTTTAAAGTTACCCGCTCTGATCAGCTGCATCTGCTTTTCCATATCCATACTATTTTTCTCCCTTCATCTGCATCAGAATGTCCATAATTTTATCCAATTTCTGTTCCGTTTTAAGCTGTTCACGGTAGAAGTCTTCCTTGGTCAGATAGTTCTGTTTGACATCTGTAATATCTGTTTTGCATTTGTCGAACTCGTCCTTAGAAACGTAATTTTCTTTGACCTTTTCGAGTCCGATTTTGCACTTGTCTATATCGTCCATAGTTCGTTTAAGGAAGTATGTGATGATCCCTATTCCGCCCGTAAGCACCAGCTGAAATATTATTGTGAAAATTTCCTGACTTGTCATAAAAACACCCCCGATATATATGAAGTACCGTTATTGCTATAATAACTATACCATATATATTGGGGGTAGTACACATGAAGCGTTTCAGGAATTTTCTGCAATGATGTCATCAAAGGTTATCTGACCTGCAAGCGGGGAGTTCTGTTTTTCAGTGCGGACATCGGCTGTGATACTGCGTATCGTGCGTTCGGAAAGATTGTATTTAGTGACAAGATACTTGAAATTGTAGCCGTTAAAGTCCCTGCGGATCTTCTCGTCCCTTGCAGAGCGGATAACCGAGTCGGCTTTGGCGATATAGATCGACAGACCGCCGAATTTTTTCACCAATTGTTCATACGCTTTTTCGCCTATACAGTCATAGATGTCCTGCTGCTCAGATGACAGGTCTTCATAAAGGATTTCAAGTTCCGGCACATTTCTCACCTCGTTTAGTTCTGCGCTCGGCGGTGTTGACATAACGCTTAAGCTGTTCGATAAGCTTGGAGCATTGCTCCTGATCTATCCAGCGAAACGGATCTTTCTTGGAAGCCGTAACGCCCAGAACCTTACCTATCGCACCCAGAAGTCTGTCTCCGACGTCAGCGGATCTCGGGCTGAGATCAAGTTCCTTGAGCCTGTAGCAGTATCTCCAGCATAACCTCTGCTGTTCGGGAGTAGCCATACCGTTACAGCCGATCTCGCTGCTGTTCGACTTAGCCTTTTTCTTGGGCTTTGGCTTTGTATGCTTTGTATTATGAAGCGGATGATTAGGATTTGACAGCTGCATACGTTTGATTAGCTCGCTCTGAACCGCTTTGAAGTCGCCGTCAGTAAGCTCCTTCACCGATTCCTTTCCGGTAATACTGTAAACTATCTCGTGGAGCATATCGTCTCTGTTTTTACCTACAATACCGAGACCAGCTCCCAGACCGTAAATTCGCTTTATCTGTTCTTTCGTAATTGCTGCCATATCCAAATCAACTCCTTTTTCACTTCACTGCCGTAAATTTTGTTTTAGGCGTTCTTTCAACTACGATCGCACTGTCTATCATATCCACAGCACGTTCTACAATTTCATCGGTAATCTGCGTATTGTTAAGCGTAAGCAGACGCTTCAGGTTCTGCCAAGCCACAGCTTCGGCTATGAGATAAGCGTTCTCCTGAGCTGACTTTTCGTCCAGACCGCCGAGCTTCATAAGATTTTTGACATCGGTCTCATATTTCGCTCCCTTGAGCTTTTTTTCCAATGTCTTGCGGGTCTTATCGTCAACCCCAAGCCCGTCCAGTATCTGAGAAACGCTGCCGTCCTTTATGTATTCTTTGTTGTAGACAGCGGAAAGCAAGCGTTTTGCGGGCTCTGACAAGGTGTAGGTAATGTCCTCTTTCACGACATCGCTGTACGCTTTGCCGAAGATCTCCTTAAGCATTGCGGGGTAGATCAGCTTAACGCTGTCGGCGTTGGTAACAGTTATGGTATTGCCGCTTACGTCTGAATAGACAGCGGACTTGAATTTTGTGTCCTCCAGATCGGCTTCCGAAGCCTTGAGGATATCCGCCTCGATGCTGTCAGCCTCGGATTTTAACTCCGATATTTCAGCCTTTATCTCAGCGTAACGCTGAACAAGTTCAGATAGATTCATATGCCTTTTTTACCTCCTCGACAATTTCTGCTGCACAGTTCCTGCAGGTATCTCTGCCTTTTATGGACTTTACGTCTTCCACCGAGCCGCAGTAGCAGCAGGTCGGTCTGTGCTTGCGTATCAGGATACCGTCCGTGGTTTCCTCAATATCCACAGCCATACCGCCTGTAAAACCCGCTGCAAGACGGATGTCCTTCGGGATAGTAAGTCCCGCTTTGCCTGTAAGCCTCTTATGCTTTGCTTCCATAGGGTCTGCCTCCTTGTATGATTTCTGCACTCTGCATTTATCAGGGCTTGTGACCTGCGCCCATGGGCGGCTGCATTACAGCCGGGGATCATTTCCCCGGATCGGATCTTATATGCTGACCGCACAGCCTATGCTTGTTTTTACAGCGGTTTTTGCACTGCATACGGTATCTGCAAAAATTACAGCACCTGTTTTTATGCATTCTGTCGCAGTTGAATATTTTACACAGGTGTTCGGTTTCACGCATATTTCATCACCTTGGATCTTTTAGGCTCCTCGATACGCACCATGTCCACCCAGCGTATCCGATTCGTATATCTATGTACAAGACAGAGCTGTCTGCCTGTCACTTTCGATACAAGCCAATCCTTGGGATCAAGCTTGTAGTGTTCTATTATGCGTTTCTGCGCCTTTGTGGGGTTCTTTCCGTGTTTCATTCTTTTTGTCCTCCGTTTCAATTTTTTACACCGCCAAGTCCATGAATTTTGCAATGGCAGCCAGTCCCTTTGCTGTTACGTTTCCGTTATCCAACGCATTGGAATAAATATTGACCGCTCCTCTGATCGCCTGTGGACTCTGAGCTATTCTCAGTAGAAATTCGATAGCTGCGGCATCGGCTCTGATTTCAGGAAAGAGAATTTCAATATCCGACTTTCTGATCTGCTTAACGCTGTAAAAGCGTGTATTCTTGGTTCTGTTGCGTATCTGAGCAAACTCCGCTTTCTGTTTTCCTCCAAGACGGCTGACTGTGGTTTCGTTGCCGACAAAGCAGATACCAAGGGTCTGTCCCTTTTCGTCAAAGCAGTCGCAAAGACTTCTGAGGGTGTCAATAGCATTTCTGGTAAGATGCTGAGCCTCGTCAACGATTATCACCATACCGTCCGACAGCTTTGCCGAAACGTCAAGCCACAGCCTGCTTACAGAGCCGGAGGAAACGTTCAGCTTTGAGCCGATAAGTTCCAGAACGGACTTAGAGGACTTTATACACGGATTTACCGTTACATAAATGCAGTTTGCACCGTGATCTCTGTAATACTGCCTGCAAGCCTGAGTTTTTCCTATGCCTGCGTCTCCGCAGGCGATAGCAAGTCCTCCCTGAAGCTGACAGTTACGGATTATCTTATACACATTTGACGATATGGACGTTTCCTTGTACTCCGATCCTGAATAGACCTCGGAAGCTGCTTCCTTCGTCTCGAAATATTCGATCATCTTTCTAAGCTGATTATCTACATTGCCCGCATATGTTTCTTTTTTAATAGAGTTATATACGCTGTCAGAAACGCCCACCTGTCTGCAAGCCGCTGCGTCTCCGCCAAGAGCTGCACTCAGCTCCGCCATTTTCTGCATAGCCCACAGCTGCTTGTCCGTAAGCTTTTTCATTTATTGATCACTCCTCCATTTATTTTTTCGCTTTTCAGCGTTAGCGTTCATAGTATCAATATCTATGACAATTTTATCACCGACAGCCTGTGCGATCTGCGTGGGTTCTTCATCGGCGTGGATCATAATGACATTGGACGGCATAACGATCCTGAAATTCTGTTTACCGTGCGCCGCCTTGAGAGCTGCCGCTTCCATAATGTCGATCTTATTTGCAGAGCTTAAGCCGTCTGTAATATTCTTTGCCTCGGCTTTGATAAACCTCTGAACCCTGCGCTGAATAGCCATAGCGTCGGAGATTTCCTCTCTGCTTTCGGTGATATAGTCAATAAGCAGCTTGTCGGCGCATTCCCAAGTCCAGAGATAACGGTCAGACTTGTCGTAGATCCTTACGCTTCTGAGGTCGGCAGGATCGTATCTTACATAGACCTCTTTGCCAAGGTGACGGTAGGTCTTTTCGTAATCCATAAACCAGACCTTTTCACCTGATATTTCAATAAATACGCCGTTTCGCTTGATCTTCTGTACTCTTGTGGATCTCATCAGCATCAGATTCAGCTCTGCTTCAGGAGCTTTTCTCACTCCCACCGCCTTGATGTCCTTGTTCCAGACGTCTATCCGGCGCATACCCTTGAATTTGCTCTCAGCTCCGCCGTACTCCTGCATATTGAAATCGCCGTCTATATATGTATCAATATATTCTCTGACCTCAAAATCGCAGGGTATCTGTCCGTTTTTTATCCTGTACTTCAGGCTTTCGGGTCGCTGCATTATGGTTCCGCCGCAGTATCCTTCAAACATTCTGGCGAACTGCATTGTAACTGTGTTGAATGTACGCTCAATAGGCTTCGCCTTAGCGTTTCTTACTATTGCGTTGTGCATTTCGATCCCCAGCCGCTGCAGAATGGTAGGCGGCTCAATTTCAGGATCGTCTGTTTTTCTGCGCCTGTGACCCTTGCCGCCAACGTCGTGGGTAAGAAATTCACGTCCGTTATCGAAATATACAGCTTTCGGTATTCCAAAACGCATAATACCGTGTCTCAATGCAATGATCGTCGACTGTGAATTAGGACTGTCGCATATATTCCAGCCCACCAGAACGCCGCTTTTGGCGTCCAGAAATGCCGTAAGATACAGCCTGTGAATTGTGCCGCTATCCTCGTCGTAGGACTGGATATCAAATGTATGGTTATCTGCGATCCAGACGTCGTTGGCGTGGAGACCGTCATACATTCTGCTTATATACGGCAGACACTTGTCCTTCATAGCCTTGTCGCCGTCACGCATATATGTCAGCACAGCCTGCGGGATCTCCGACTTTATATGCCGCCTGAACGTATTGTCCGAAGGAAACGCTGCAACCATTCCCGGGTAGAACTCCTTGGCACATTCGAGCGTAAGATCGTAGCACCGTGAAACGGTCGGCTTGTTTTCCGACAGGTAGAAATAGCAGAACTGCTCCCACAGCTCAGGTGGGATGCTGCTTTTCCCTTTGTTCGCCCCGCCTCGGTTTTCACACAACCCTTGCAAATTGTTTTCCCTATATGCGGCATATTTTCGATACAAAATATCCACCGACACCTTGATGTCCGAATGTTCCAGCTGACATTTGCCTACAAACAGCTTATCGACCTCGGTTTTCTTTCCGGGATATTGATTTCTGTATCGCTGCCATTCCCGAAGAATATCGACCCACAGGGCGATCTCTTCACGCTCCGTTTCTGAAAATTCTTCAAACGTGGTTTTAACGGCTTTTTTAGGCTGTTTTACCGACTTTTTAATTGGCTCAGGCTCTAAGCCCGCTTCAAGCCTTTTCTGCGAATAGTACTTTGCCTGCAGGTCTTCGGGCAGTGATGATATGGGGATCATATATTTAGGACGGTTTCTGCCGTTGGTTTCCACAGAACAGGCAATCTTGCCGTCTTTACATAGCTTCTTTATATACTGAACACTGCAATCTTTAAGAATGGCAGCTTCAGCAACCGTTAAATACTCCAAATCATCACCTCCCAAAAGACTTGACAAAACGATTGTTTTCTGATATACTAATTATCAGAGCTTGAACACTCGTTCGTGATTGCAAACAGAAACTCTTCGGTTTCTGTAAGGACAGCAAGAATGGTAGCTACATTCCTGCGGAGCTGTTCAGGCTCCATTTTTATGTCCTCAAGACAGCTCGCTTGTGCCAGAAGCTTGGCTTGTCCTACTGCGTGGGTAAGCACTGCGGCTTCAAATTCCTTGTATTTCATTGGGTTCACCTCGCTTTTGGTCTGCCATCATCAGCGTTGGGAGACCGTCCCCAACGGACAGCAAGATAATACTTGCTGTTTCGGCTGCTTTGTGATATACTTAAGCTTAAAGGTGGTGAAAATTATGCAGATTAGCAGTGACGATATTTTAACAAACGGTCTTCTAGCCGCAGGTATCGAAGCAAAAAAGATTTTGCAAAAAACAGATGAACCATTTGCAGATGATAATGGCAAATTCAATATGCAAAAAGCATTGAGTACTAAGTATGCCATGAATGTTTTAGCCGCAATGGTTCTTGGGGCAATTGAGGAATACCATGATCAATTAAGAGACAAGCTTTTAGAATCTAACATCGACATTGGTGAGCTTGATACTAAGAGCACTAAGTTTCATGACGCCCTTGTAAAGTATTACGGATCTGACGTGCCTGATTAACAGACTGCATTACTCTTGCTTTTGTATCGGATATATAATTGATAAGCAGTTCGTCTGCATTGAGCCTTTTGACCTTGGTCTTTGGGCTCTTTTTTCTTACTTTAACTATCATAAATTCACCTTCTTTCTCGGTCTGCCATCATCAGTGCCGGTAGACCGTCTCCGGCAGACCTGACAACTGTTGCTGTCAGGTTTCGGCTAGAAAAAATTCGGAATGTATAGGTCTACTCCTTCCGAAGAGTACCTTGCGCACCTATACTGCGTCGCACAATTTCTGTCGACTGAAATTGTTTGTGGCGGCTTTCACGTCAGGATTTGAACCTGATGGGCTTACGCTTGCGAACCCAGCACCATACAGTGAACGTATGTGGTTTTCCACCTTAAGGGCAGTTGGAAAACTCTACAAGTAAAATCAGCACCTCGGCTTCTTCGACCCGACGACACGCAGCCAGATCACGTGGTTTCATTCCGACTAATTCTTTTAACAGGATTTCCTTCCTGCGGTCGGTGGGCTTGGGACTGATCTTGTTCAGCCGGACGCTGTTTCTATTACTTTAGAGACGGTCTTCGGGAAACAGTAACTTAGACCGTTGGTATATTAAGGTTTGTCCCAAATATCATTAATGATAAAAATTACCGCCAATATCAAGCTTAACTGTCTCCGTAAAACTTCATTTCGTATGACAGTTCCTTTATATAGTCCGTTCCGTCAATTTCTAAAGGTGCTATATGCTGATTTTTTCGTAGTTCCTTTGAATACAAGTTTTGAAGCACTCTTTTGGTTATACTGAAACAAAACCGGCTAAATTCAATTTTACTGCTGTCGTATCCGTCTATATTTAACCAAATTTTCAGCAGAGCCTCATTACAAATATCATCCCTATCTATAAAGCTCAAACGGTAGGTATTAATCAGTCTGTTTGTTTTTAAATACTTCCGAACATAGAACTCCGCTTTGTCGTAAAACAACTGTCTGGCTTCTTGATTTATCGGCATATAATATGATCTACGAACATTCCATTTTAAATTCTCCAGATTGTTGTTATATTGGTTTCCGTCAATATACTTTACCGCTCTGCTTCCCGTAGGTGGAGGACCTACGAACGTGAACAGCACTAAGTTGCCAACACTTTTGTAAAATTTCTGACCATTACGGGATAAAACAACCATATCATAACCAGATCTTCGGCATAGCTTCATAAGCTTTGCAGGATATGTACGATTATTTATACATTTTTCAATACTTCGTACATTGCCCCTGTCACTTATCTCATACAGTCCTTCAAATTCAGGGATCGGTTTCCACCGCTCCGCCATAATTTCCTCACCTCACATTTTGTAATATTGGTCTGCCTCATCAGTGCCGGTAGACCGTCTCCGGCAGACAGCCGATCTTATCGGCTGTTTCGGCTTATTGTTCGTCCGCATAGATCATCCAGACTACAGTGAAGCGCATCTGCAAGCTTGATTGCAGTCTTCAGGGACGGAGTCAGCGAACCCTGTTCCATTTTCCATACGCTTACCTTGCTGATCCCTGCATACCTTGCAAGCTCCGTCTGATTCAGATCCCGCCGTTCCCTAATCAGCCTTATGTTTTTCCCAATATTTTCTCTCATAAAGGTGTTCCCTCCTCTTGGCAAAGTAGATGTCCCGGATAAGTGAAAGTATGAGGTGCAGACAAATCAGTCCTACTATCACAAAAAGTGGAACTTCCCACAGCTCTGAGTGTCCTGCCATACTTGTAATGAAGCACCACAGCATTATTATCGCAATTACCGCCATAACCTTGTCCTCGTCGCTGAGCTTTTTCATAGTGATCACTCCTTATCTATTCATCATAAAACGGCATACGTCGGTCGCCGCTGCTAAAAGGCTGTCCGCTGTAATATCTATGTGATATTCGCTGCCGTTTTCCATTGTTACAAGAACCCATTCCTCACCGTCTTTGGTGCAGTACGCTGTATCTGCTATTTTACTGTTGGCTGTTTGGAGCAGGAAGAACAGCTCTTTTTCAACAAATCTTGTTTTAATGTCTTTTTCTGGAGAAAGGAAGTTTTCTCCGTCATCAACAATGATCTCTTTA